CTGGTTAGGAAAGGAATTAATAATCAACTACGGAAAGTTTAAGGAACACTGAATCTTCAAGATAACAAGGAAAACGATCGACACTTTCGATTAGTTTTTCACAACGCGAAATGTCTCCAATCTCAAAATCATAACGAGACTGGAAAGCTTCATAACAACGCTCGAGATTCAGATTGATACTACACTCAATATTTGGCTTCCAAGATTCAAGTAATCCAAGGCCTCTGACACGAACATCGGAGCTGCCTAATTGCAGCATTTTACGAAGAAAAGGTCCCAAAATCGGATATTCAAAAGGAACCAGACCGTAACTACTAGCCAATGCAAACGCACATCGAGAATAAGCTATCTCCCAATTTTTAACTTGGGCAATTTCCAAGGGAGAACGAATCAACTTTCCCAATTTTACTACTGCACTTGGAAGAGGAAGCCACACCAGCTCATTGTCACTGTACTGCCACCAACCCTTCAAGAAGGTGACATGATTAACCTCATAATATTCGTGAAGTTTAACGTCGAAACCCAACTCACGTGCACTCGCGACAACATCTTTCGACTTGTTGTCAATAACGTACATGTACATAGCCAAAGTGGCCATTGAGTTCAACAGTGTAGTGACAGTAATTCCGGTGGGCATCTGAGTACCTGCCTCACCCAAAGTCGTCATATCGTGTTTCCGGGAAGTATACGGAGCCGAACAGCAAAACCGAACCATTTCCAAAAACCAAGAAGGAGCTCCTAATTTTCCCATCCAGAACTGGGATAGAGATAATGGCCCCTGATCTTGGGTGTGGTCAAACTTCGACTGATCAGCTTCAGCATAAGGTATCATGGCGCCTTTTAAGTATCCGCCCCATGAGACTACAGAGTCATCTCCTGAAGCAGCGATCACCACGTCGTCGCCTCCGAAATAGCCAGCGAGGTCACATAATTGGCCGTGGTCATAACCAGCTGCAAAGAAGAGTCTGACGGAAGTGCCGTTGATCAGCACAGCCTTACCGTCAAAAATTTGATGCATCACGTCTGTCATCGCCCTAGACCAAGGCGACATCATGGCGTGTAAACGGGGGTCCAAGTTGATGATAGCTCGCGGTTTCAAAGTCAAAATACCATTGCAATTCTTGTCAACTGGCAAAGTTTCATTCCATTTCAAAGTTATAGTCTTGGAGAAACTCTTCAAGCTGCCTTCTTTGACCCTTTCATAAGCAGCCAATATACGATTCCCACGCTTACCCATAAGTCTCGCACAATCATCAACAGTCAACAACGTACGAACCTCGCTGTCCAACAACAAAGAAAACACAACTTTCAATTTTTCCCAATTTCCATGACGCTCTTCATTGTCA